CTCAGGTGCTCGCTCGCTACTCACTCCCGCCGAGGCCCTGATGCTGTTCACCGAGACGGTCATCCTCCACGTGCCCGGAGGCCCGACGGGTGAATACGACGACCTGGGCAACGAGATCATCGCCCCTGACCACGACGTTGCCTCGCCTGCCTGGTACGAGCAGAGGACGTCTACGGAGGCTCTGGACGCGCGAGAGCAGCGCGTCTGGGGTTATTGGCTGTATGTCCCTCTGGACGCGCCTCTGGACGACGGGGTGGATGTGACGCTGCCGATCGACGGCAAGCGCTATCGCGTCGTGGGTGAGCCTGGCAGGCAGCCCGGCGGATTCATCGTCGACGGCTTCATCCTGGCCGCGATCGAGAGGTACGCAGGCTGATGGTGCGTAAGATCGAGATCAGCCGCGACTTCGTTCGGGCGGCGGCCCGGCACGAGGCCGTGACGAGGCAGCTCCGCGTCATCGGCGACCGGGTCAAGAACCGCGCTCAGAGCATCGCTGCGTCCGAGGGAGTCGAGATGGACTTCTGGATCGAGGAAGGCGAGCGTCCCGGCTGGCGGCCTCAGGTCGTTGTCTACGGCGACAACCCCGAGCAGGAGTTCGGCTCCTCGCGAGCTGAGCGGCGCCGCATCCTGGGACGGGCAGGTGAGGAGGGCTGATGAGCTGGCCGATGCTAGAGAAGATCGTCGTCGCCGCGCTCAACGCCGACCTCAAGCAGGGCCGAGCCGGCACCAAGCTGCCGAAGAACGTCGAGACGCTGGACGGCTTCGTCCGGGTCACGCGAGGACCCGGAAGCGATGACGGCATCACCGATGAGCCGTTGGTCGACCTGGAGGCGTTCCACGCTGACCAGGAGACCGCTTGGGACATCGCGGCCGACGCTCGCCGGATCGTCCACGCGATGAAGGGCCGCATAGTGGCCGGCCACCTGATCGACGCAGCTAACTCAGCGACCACCCCCAACTATGTCTTCTACGGCCCTCACGTCGAGCGCTACGTCGCGTCGTACCGCGTCGAGTACAGGCGCTGACCCCATGATTCCCACCCCTATCCGGCCCCGAACTTTCGGGGCCTTCAACCAGGCCCCAGCATAGAAAGGAAGGGCGACATGGCTACGTTCAACGAGGTCAAGGGACACAACCGCGACCTGATCCGCAAGACGCTTGAGATGAGCGTCTTCATCAAGGTTCACGAGGACGACGACGAGGAGATCACTCAGGTCTGGGATGGGACCGGGCTGGTCGTGCCCGCGGGCTACAACCCGGTCGGTCTCGTGACCAAGTCCGACGGTGCGTCCTGGACGCGTGAGCAGACCACGAGCGACACCGAGTCGATGGGTTACGCCGAGCCTACGCGGCGCGACATCACCAGCGACATCAACGGTCTCTCCTTCATCATGCAGGAGTCGAAGCGGCTGCCGCTGGAGCTGTACCACGGCGTGGACCTCGCTGGCGTCACCGTGGACACAGAGGGCAACTTCTACTTCGACCGACCGAGCCGGCCGAGTGTGCGCCGGTACCGCGTGCTCGCGATCGGCAAGGATGGTGACGGTCCCGACGCGATCTACCTCGCCCGCTGGCTGCCCAACGCGCAGGTCACGGAGAACGGCGAGCAGGCCTGGGTCGAGGAGACCGAGATCCAGTACCCGGCGACCCTGACCGCCTTCACCGATGACGAGTTCGGGACCAGCTTCCGCGAGATCTGGGGCGGTCCGGGGCTCGACGCCGAGGCGATGGGCATCGGCGCCTGATGACGGGCGGCCCCGGCGGAAGTTCCTATGGGGTGGGCCTGCCGGGGCCGCCTGCTCAAAGCCCACCTCGACGACGAACCTCGACACAGGAGACGATCATGGCGAAGCAGACCGAGGCGCCCAAGGCGCAGAAGCCCGAGGCCCCCAAGGCCAAGGAGACCATCACGCTGGTCGGGCGCGACGGCAAGGAGTACAAGACCACCGACCGGACCGAGGCCGTGAACCTTCGCGCTCGCGGCTACCGCATCAAGAAGTAACCGACCCTCACAGAAAGGCCCACCCCACCATGGCTAAGCAGTTCAAGACTTGGGACCAGTACACCGAGGAGGCCTCGCTCGCGCCCTTCGAGCTGCCGGTCTCCGAGGAGGAGACGCTGGTCTTCGAAGCGCCCGACGGCAACGCGCTGATCCGCATCCACCAGGGACTGCGGATGGGTGACCTGGAGCTGATCCTCCGGTCGCTCGTCGGCGATGACTGGCCTCGAGTCGAGGAGCTGCTCGGCAAGGCGTCTCACAAGGCGCTGCCGGCACTCGTCGAGGATATGCTCGACCACTTCGACCTGTACGAGAAGGTGACCCTTATCGGACCAGGCGGAGGCAAGGTCACCAAGAAGCGGCCGCGTGAGATCAGGGCCCTCCTCGCGCAGGGATACCGCGCCGTGGGGGAAGCTCCAGCCTCCTCCGACTGATCAACCTGGTTGATAAGTACGGGGAGGCGATCGAGGCAGACCTGCACGCCGAGTACGGCCTGGATCTCCTGGACTTCTTCCGGCGCAAGCACGCCTGGGCGAAGCTGGAGCGTCTGATCGACCGGCTGCTGAAGCTGCCGCAGACACAACTGCAGATCGCGCTGGCGAACGACGACGAAGCCGCAGAACGGTACCTAGAAAGCACCGAGAAGCGCCTGGGGGTAGGAGAGGGTGCCGGAGCGTCTAGAAAGCCGCCTCTGGAGACCTGGTCACCCGAGGTGCAGCACCTGGCGATCGTCGCTGACCGCCTGAGTGAGGTAGTGGCCGCGATCATCTCTACGGTGCCTGGGCAGAAGCCACCCAAGGTGAAGCCTCTGCCCAGGCCGGAGACCGCGATCGACAGGGCTCGACGCCGCCGCGCCTGGCGCAGGCACGACGAGCTCGTCGCCGAGGTCGAGGAAGCGCAGCGGCGCCGGGCCGCGAAGCACAAGACATAACAAGTGTTACAAGGAGGTGCTCGTCGATGGCGCAGGCTGCAGATGCCGTCTGGCTCTCCGTCCTCCCGGACATGTCAGGCTTCGGCAAGGGGATCATCAAGGGCGCGGGTCCTGAGGCCGACAAGTCCGGCAAGCTCGTCGGAGGTCGGTTCGGGAAGGCCGTGCTCGCGGGCACAGCAGTCATCGCCGGCGGCGCCGTCCTCGCCGGCAAGGCGCTGTACGGCATCGGCTCCGCGTTCGACGACGTCCGCGACAACCTCCGAGCAGGCACCGGCGCCACTGGCGCAGACCTTGACGCGTTCGTTGAGAACGTCAAAAACGTAGGCCGAGTTGTGCCCGCGGAGTTCGGCGAGATCGGCGACGTCGTCGGTGACCTGAACACGCGCCTCGACCTGACCGGGCCGACCCTCGAGCAGATGACCGAGCAGATCTTGAACCTCGGCCGCGTGATGGGCGAGGAGGTCGACGTCGAGAGCATGTCGCACGCCTTCCGGCAGTTCAACGTCGAGACCGACGACATGTCCGACTCGCTTGACCTGGCCTACAACGTCTCGCAGACCACCGGCATCGGCGTCAACCAGCTCATGAGCGACCTGCAGCGCGCCGCGCCTGCGGCCGCCAACCTCGGCCTGTCGTTCGACGAGGCTGCGGTCATGACTGGTAACCTCCACAAGGCCGGTATGGACGCCGGCCGGATGATGGAGCGGATGACGCGCAACCTCGGCACCGTCGCCAAGGCCGGCGAGTCGCCCCGAGAGACCTTCGACCGTGTCACGCAGGAGATCGGCGCGATGGTCGAGGCCGGCGACGAGGCCGGAGCGATGGAGCTCGCGAAGAGCGCCTGGGGCTCCAGGGCAGGTGAGCAGTTCGTCAAGGGCATCCAGGACGGCACGCTCGCGATCGACGAGCTCACGGACATCTCGAGCGTCGGCACTGACACGATCGCCGAGACCGCTGCCGAGACGATGGACTTCTCGGAGCAGTGGCAGCTGTTCAAGAACCGCATCATCTCTGAGATCGAGCCTGCCGCCACAGCGTTGTTCGACGCTATCGGCGACGGAATGGAATGGATCGCCGACACCGGCGTCCCCGCCTTGAAGGACATGGGTGACTGGCTCCAGCGCAACTCGGCGTGGCTGCTGCCGATCGCTGCCGGCATCGGTGCGGTCGTGGCGGCGTTGACGACTTGGGTGGCTGTTAGTCGCACGTGGCAGGCGATCATGAAGGCGAAGATCGCTATCCAGACTGCGCTGAACGCAGTGATGGCGGCGAACCCGATCGGGATTATCGTGCTCGCGTTGATGGGCCTGGTGGCGGCTCTCGTGGTCGCTTGGAACCACTCCGAGACGTTCCGCAACATCGTCACGGGTGCCTGGGAGGGCATCAAGTCCGCGGCGTCGGCCGTGTGGGACTGGATGAAGAAGGCGTTCCAGTGGATCAAGGACGGCATCGCTTCGGTGGGCGACTGGTTCAAGCGCCGCGGCGATGACATCGAGAACGTGTGGCGGTCGATCCAGACCGCTATGGGTAAGGCGTGGAACTGGATCAAGGTGAACGTGTTCGCGCCGATCAAGCGCGGCATCAACCTCGTCAAGATGGGTTTCGATGCGGCCGGCGACGGCATTAGCGCCGCCTGGGACGGCATCAAGAATGCCCTCAAGGCGGGCTGGAACTGGATCGACGACAATGTGTTCTCACCGTTCCGCAACGGCCTCGACCGGCTCGTGGGCTGGGTCGGGGACGCCGGCGACAACATCGCCAGCCTGTGGGAGAGCGTGAAGTCCGCCTTCGCCGCCCCGATCAACTGGGTTATCCGTAACGCGTGGAACAACGGGCTGCTGCGGGCGATCAACGCTGTCGCGAGGGTGATCCCCGGCGTCTCGGAGATCAGCCCGCTGCCTGAGATCCAGACTCGCGCGAAGGGCGGCTACACGCCCCCCGGCTGGACGCTCGTGGGTGAAGAGGGGCCTGAGCTCGTCAACTTCACTCACCCCAACCGCGTCTACACGGCCGAGGAGACTCGAGCGATGCTCGCGGGGTATGCGCCCAACCCCATGGTCAACCAGTTCACGCCGAGCAACCCGCCTCACGGTGGCATCGGCGGCTGGTTCAGCGACCGCTGGGACGACGTCAAGAGCGCCGGGCGCTGGGTCGCTGACGGAGTTCGGGACGCGGCTGGCAATGTCGTCAAGTGGGCTCGCGGCGGGCTGGCGAAGGCTGCCGAGATCGTCCTCAACCCGATTCGCTCGCTGATCCGGTCGTCGCTCGGCTCGGGCGAGGGATTCCTCGGCGAGCTGCTGTCGGGAGCCGGCACGCTGGCGATCGACAAGCTGCTCGAGTGGCTGCGTGACGAAGACGAGGGCTCGGCTCCTGACGCTGGCGGGCGCTCACTGCGTGGCGCTCAGCCTCACGTCAACAACGCTGCCTGGGCACTGGCTGACGCTGTCGGCGGCATCCGCACGATGCAGGCCTTCAACCAGTCGATGGCCGGTGGGCACCCGGCGGGTAAGGCTGTGGACTTTATCGACAGCGTGTCGAAGCTCAACCGGCTCGCCGACCTGATCAGCGGAGGCGGGCACTTCGACAACTTCAACTACATGGCCTGGCAGGGGCGTCTCTGGTCTCCGGGACGCGGCTGGCGCCCGCAGGGGCGAGGCTACGGCAACGACCCGATGCACCGCTGGCACCTCCACGCCGAGTGGTTCGACCAGGGCGGCTTCCTCAAGCCGGGCATGGGCATGTACGCGAACGCGACCGGTAGGCCGGAGCCGGTGCTCACGGCTGGGCAGTGGCGGGATATCTCCACGCTCGCGGCTCGTGGCGCGGCGTTCCCGGAGCACGTGACGCTCGTGGATGAGTCTGGAGCTATGTTGGGTCGCATGCGTGTTGTCGCTCAGCATGAGTCGCAGCGGGCGCTTGTGGGTGTGGCTAGGAGGGCGCGCTGATGGTTCAGCTTGTGCATGACTCGGGGTGGTCCCGCGAGCCGTCGTGGCCGGCGAACGTGGCTGAGGGTGACCTTGCAGTTGTTGCCCGCCGGTGGACGTCGGTCTCGGGCGTGGGGTATCCGAATCCGTCGCCGGGTCCACAGTGGATCGGCCTGGGCAACTACGGCACCCGGACCGGGGCGACACGGTGGCAGGCGGAACTGTTCTGGTGGCAGGTGCGTGGTACGTCGCTACCGTCGATTGGGCCGGGCAGTAACTTCACGTCGTTTCGGCTGCTGATCGTGCGCGGGTCGGCCGGGATTGGGCGGGCACGGACGGGGCGGGCGCTGGTTCCGGTAAGTGGGAATGGTGGCGCGGTCGCGATCGGCGTCGAAGCGTCTACAGCCGGGGACCTGACTATTCTGCCGGGCTCGGGCTCCGTGTCGGTCGGTTGGGGTGCCGCGTCCTCGGATGGCGTGTTCGGCAACCCCGGCTGGAACCACTCCCACACTCGCATCTACGAGCTGCTGCCGCCCGCTGGACCGCTGGCGCCGCTGGTGCTGGCGCCGGGTGACGGTGCTGAGGTGTCGGCGGCAGAGCCGGTGGAGTTCGAGTGGCAGCACCGCCCTTCGGTGGCGGGCGGCAGGCAGGACGCCTACCAGCTGCGGGTGTGGGATGACGTGTCAGACCCGGAGTATTGGAACGCCTCGACTGGGGCGTGGACGACATCTGAGGCAACGAACTCGTCATCGACGCAAGGGGTAGCAGTACCGGCTGCGGCGTTCACGGTGAACGTGCCGATGTCGTGGCAGGTGCGTAGCCGTGAGGGTGTGGACGGCCGGTGGTCGGCATGGTCGTCGGCTGCGTCGTTTATGCCGGTGACGCCGCCGTCTGTGTCGGTGACCGCGCCCGGAGACTTGCATGACGATCTATCGCCGTTGGTGGCGTGGGATGCTGTGACTCCACGGGGTGAGCAGACGGCGTTCCGTGTGCAGATCGCCCAGCTCGGGACGATCTTGTACGACTCCGGCTCCCAACCTGGTGGCGATGACGAGTGGCAGGTGCCTCCACAGGACTGGTCGAACGGCGCCCTGTATCAGGCCCGGGTGCAGGTGCAGCAGACGGGCGGATCGTGGTCGTCTTGGGACACCCGCGACTTCACGATCTCCTGGACTGAGCCGGAGGAGCCGGTGGTGCAGGCGCGCCGTCACGAGGATGGGATCGAGGTGACGGTCCTGGACGGGGAGGTGGCGCAGGCGCGGGCGTCGTTGGAGGCGGCACTGGGTGAGGAGCCTGTCTACTCTCCCGACGCGCCGGCCGACACGTCCCATGCCTGGTACAACGCCGGGGAGGTGCGGCGCTGGGTGGACTACGGTCCCGGCCCGGTGACGAACCTGGTGACGAACCCGCGCGGACGGGCCACGAACGGGACGGTGACGATCCGGGAGAACCTGGCAGTTCAGCCTTCGTCCGCCTACGGTGCAATGTCACCGTACAACTCCAGCA